GTCGTCCCATGAGCCGACGTTAAATAGTGTATAGTCCTCGGGATGTTTCCCGAATTGATGCTTCGGATCGTTAATACAATCCGCGAATACCCTGATAGCCATGTCTTCCTTATGGAGAAAGAATGGCGTGAGGTATGCGTGTGCTTTGCTGTCATATATGGTGAAGATATAATGCTTCATATTTTATTTCTCTGTTGATTTTTTACCTGGGCTTTTTTACAGACTTCCCTTGTGATAAGTCTTTTTAACGTATTATCTTTTATATGCTCGATCGCGAAATCTTCCCTTCTCGCTTTAATTTCATCATAAAGCGATGGGTTTTCGCGTTCGAGCTGAGTATCGTAGTATTTTGGGGTGGGTACATGATGGTATGAATTTTTCGACAGAACGACGATATCGTCTGACGGAAATACATCTGATTTATACTGATCCCACCATTTTTTTCCAATGCCTGGTCTGTTTGACATGGTTGAATACTCTTGTTGTACGGGGTAAATTTCCCCGGTAAATTCGCATATTTTCCTGTAGTGGCCATCTGCTTTATCCCCGTTTATTTTTTTGGTTATGTAGCGGGCAACATAGCCCGCTGATTGTAATGTTAGATCCATTACTGTTACGAATCCCTTTCCCCATATTTCTTCCAATTTTTCGGAAGTGTATACTCTTCCGTTTTTAGTCTCGCTAAATAGCTCGAGGTCCTGGAATTCATGTCCGAATATTACGGCATGATAATGTGGTCGCCCTAGGCTGGATTCTAATTGTGGTTTTCCCTTGTCTTTTTCAAGCTCGCCATACTCGCCACAGTGGTAAAACCTTATTTTTTTATCGAGACTTTTTCTCAGCTTTTTCATAAATAGCTGATAGTCTCGTTTTATTAGTGTTCCTCCTGGTGGTAGGTTTTGGTCGTTGTATGTTAGCGTTATTACGCAGTTTTCCTCATGCATTTGTGCCTCATGCATGATTCTTACCGACCATTGTCTGGAATAATCCAAGCGGCAGCCTATACAGCGGCCGCATTTAATCCAGACTGATTTAGTTGCTACGTCACCAGGTGGTGACTTTCCGAATTTTAATTGGCCCCCGCTTACAGCTTGATGGGCCTTTATCGGATGGTAGCAGGTAATTTTATATCCTATATCCGCCGCGCATAACGCGACCGGAATTTAGGTTTTTTTTATGTGTCCTGCTTGCTGTTCTGGTAAACAGCCTTTTTGATTTTCTCTTTGAGATTTTCCGTCGAAAAGCCATGCTTTTTCTCCTAATGAAGTTTGTAGGTTAACTTATTGACGTGACGGTGTCACGTAGTACATATAGATCAAGTAGAGATATGTACTTTTTCACCCCAAATGCCTGCGTTTTTGATGGTGATTTTGCTCTTTTTTGTGTAATTAATTGTTGGTTTTCTGAGCAAGTTTTTTAGATGCATTAAATGGAATTTTATGATCATTTTTTTTCACTATTGTTAGTGTTTCTCTTATTTCCCCGCAACCGTGGTGATAATATTTATCACCTCTTTTTAAGGCTAATTTACGCCTTTGGTTGGGAGTCACTTTTCGATTCCGCTTTTTTAGCATCAGCTTCGCTGATTATCGCTGCGCTCTTTTCTGCAGGTATAATGGGTTCTGGCTCTGTTGTCGTTTTATCGTTTTTTGTAGCCAACCCTAGTTCCTGCATTTCTTTTATATTTTTTTCGTCTTGTACAAAGTCCAAGAACTGTGCGGGATCGTTTTCGAACTTATTTCGAATTGATGAGGGTAGATCATTAAACATGGTCTCCCCTTTTGCGACGATAGCCATTGAGGCTGTGAAGTCGTCGCTCGAGGCGTAGCCATAGCTTGCCTCGTGTTTATTTACGTGGTCTATAGCCCCCGTTTTTTGATACTTTTTAAGTATATTGTTAATATCGCATTCCTTGGTAAAGGATTGCTTTGTTAGTGATACGTCGGTAAATTTTATTCCGACTCCGGTTTTTTTGCCGTATGCACTTCTTACTATATGTTTCATTTGTATGTTTTCCTGGTATATAGTGGAGTTAATTTATGCTTGAAAGGCTTTTTTAATTTATATGCGCGTACTTTTTCTTTTGCTGCTTTTTCTCTTTCTCGTTGTTTTGCTCGAGTAAACATCTCGCCTATTAGTCCTTTTGCTGTCGCTAGTCCCTCGCCTATAGTCTCCCCTATCTGGGATACTGGCTCTATTACTCCTATTTTTGATCTTGTTAATTCCGCTTCCGCGTTTAGTTTATTTGTTTGCGCTTTTACAAGCGCCAGGGCGCTAAAGTTTGGCAATGCTGCCATTGCGCCCCCAGGAGTCGATGCCCCAGGACCCCCCATTGCCGATAATATCGGGTTTAGTCCCGCAGCCCTTAAATCCGCGACTTCTCGCTGATGGGCTGTCGATGACATTCGCTGTTGAAAGCCTCGAGACCTACTCGCTGCTTTGGCTGAGAACAGCCCCCCTACCAGGGCACCCCCTATTGGGCCGCCTAATGCGCCCCCTATTAATGATCCCAATCCCATTAGAAGTGGTCTATCATTCCTGGTACGCCGTATAACGGCATCGGTCGTGCACATCTTAAATTAAAGTACACGTCGAGCAGGAAGTGAGGCTCGCTTTGTACCGCTATTATGCGGTCTATTGGTGGGTCGTCCTGTATGAATTGATCTGATAGGACTGGTAGTGTTTGGAATTCCTGGCTTAAATGCCACGCATCCAGAGTAACTGGATCGTTTGAACGGAATTTTCCTGTTATTTGTGATGGTCGATAGCGGTATTCCGCATATCTTTCTTGAAATCCAAAGGTTGCATTATCTGTCGCTATGCTCCCTGAACCTTGAGTAAAGATTTCTTTATTTAGTACTGCCTGTTCGCCTATATGACTTAGCGCTGGCCAGTAATAATCGAATCGCGTCTGTCGCGAATACATTCGATTTAGTCCCTGCTGGTATGTTAGATCTGCCCTTACAGAGACCATGCCTAAAATTATGCAATGCTCTGTGAATGATTTTGTAAATCCGTGGTTTGTGAACACTCCGGTTCCTACCCCTGCTAGATTTGCCTGTGGTGATGAATCAGGTCCACTTGGATCTGTTTCTGACGTTTGGGCTATTGGTTGAACATTTATTGGAGATGACCCGCCTCCGAGGTACTCAGGGCGCGTAGCGCGTAAGTCGGGTGATGATACTCCGAAGTGAGCTTTTGTTATTTCTATTAGGCGGGTTCCGCCTCGAGCATCTCTCTCCAGGAGACGTTGCACCTGGAATGATTGTCTCAGCTCGTTTATTGTTGCTGCCGTTGCTTCTGTTAAATTTGCATATAGCGCTTCTGCTACTACACCTGGTGTAGCTGCTATTTCTAGAATCGAACCCGCTGCGCCTGCATTAAATTGCCTTATTTCCGCATCGCCGTCTGCGAATACTGATACGTCATCGCCTTCTGCCCCTGGATGGTGTATTGGTGCCGACTCACCTAGTGGTAAGAGTACGGATTCACCTTTTTGTGGGAATGGTAGGCACGATGTAAAATAATCGTGCCTTTTACCGCGTCTCAGTAATACAAAATCAGTTGATGTGTCTGGTCCGTCCCCTTTCGGGACCGGTACCGCGTCCTGTAAATTTTGATCTTTGTACCACTCGTTAAAGCATAAATTATATGCTCGATGCCATAGGCTCGAGTGTTCCATTCCCTCTACGAGTGTTGGTAGCCCTAGATACTCATCTAGTGATTCGGATAAATATCCGCCTGCTGGGGAGCTTATTATTGGTATAGTGAAATCCGTGCTATCCGCCGGATTATCTTGTTCACCCATAAATTTTGCCCAGTTATCCCACAGCAATCTTATTGGTATTGAGAAAAACTGGGTTTCGATAAACATGTTATCCATTACTGGGAATATCGGTGTCGCTAGCCTCGCTAGTGCTGCTGTTTTTAGTGTGAACGTATCTCCTGGCAGCGCCTCATCCTGGAAGAATGGAATTAGTAATCCTGCCTGGAATGTCGTTTTATAACCGCTCGATCTATCGAATGATGAGCGGGGTATTTCTGCTTTTGGTACCTGGCTGAATTGATGAGCCATTACCGATTTTCTGGATGACTGTTTCTGATGTCGCATTATTGAACCTCTTTTAGATCGCCAATTGGCGGATCGGTGAATAATTGTTGTTGTGTTTCTGCGGATTCTATTATTACGAATTCTATACCAGTTCCCAATGATATTGGGTTATTTGTTAAAAATTTCGCTTTTTCGTCGTCCCATGAGCCGACGTTAAATAGTGTATAGTCCTCGGGATGTTTCCCGAATTGATGCTTCGGATCGTTAATACAATCCGCGAAGACCCTGATAGCCATGTCTTCCTTATGGAGAAAGAATGGCGTGAGGTATGCGTGTGCTTTGCTG